TCTTTACGTACTGCTGTATTGCTTTTGCCGTTATTGTCGCTTGCACGAGTTCCAGACACTGGGTTTGGCGATAAGCCATTAATTGTCTCTGTCTTACCTAATTGGTAAGCTCTTGCAACTTCGTTTTTGTAATATTTTTCTAAACTATCTAAAACATTAGTTCCGTTTTTATAAAACCATGCTGCTTTAAATAATTCATTAGGATCAGAAAAAACTTTCTCCATAAATAAAGAATCTCCATATTCATTTACTTCTAGTAAATCATGTAGGATTTCGTTTTTATCTTCATCAGAAACTTCAAAACCAGCAATATCTTTAATACTGCTAACTGCAGTTGCTATTTCAGATCTTTCCTCTTCTAATGATTGGTAAAATTCTTCTTGTTCACGATCTTGTTGTTGTTTTAAATAACCTTGTTGATCATTTACAAACTGCTCTCTTAAACGGGCAGAAGTTTTTTGGTAAAGTTTACTATCTTTTTGGCGAGCTAATTCTTCTGCTAAATCTTCTTCTGAAGCTTCTGGATCATTTTCTCTTAACCAACGCATTGTAATTGCATCATCATCCATAGTCGCAAAGTCTGTAGATGTAGAATTGTTTAATGCTAAAATTTGAGATGCTCTTGCTTGAGCTAGTTCTTCAATAGATTCTTGTATAGGTCTGTTTTGTTCACGTACCCAATTGATAAGGTCAATTTCTGTGTCATCTAAACCATATTGTTCTGCAATATCAGGAGAACTAGTTACAGATAAATCTTTAAGTACATTGAATTTTTCAACTTCTGATAATTCATCAAAATGTTTAGCTTCTCCGTCTTCAAATTGAATCATGCCGCCTAATACACCGTATTGGGATAAAAATTGTTCAATAGCAGGCACATCTTCATTAGGCTCGTAATCACCGATATTTGGTCTTTTACTATCACCATCATTATCTGCAGAATTGTCTGTTGTGTCTACATTAGCAGCGTTTTCTCCAGTTTCGTCAACAGGAGGCGTATCATTTGTAGTCTCAGTTGTTTTACTTTCGTTTTCTAAACCATCATCATTATGAAGGTCGTCTAAATCAAAATCAGTCATATTATCTTATTTTATTATTTGCTGTAAATATATTTAAAATATTTTTAAATTAAATAGTACTATCGCTTTGAACTCTAAAATAAACTTTATTATTGATAATAGTTCCATACCAAACTGCTTTTTGACCGCCAGGCACAGCATAATTATTTGTACCTAGATCATCTAAAAATACATATGATGAAGAAAAAGTAAAAGATCTCGGTAAAGGATTTTTAGTGTTATCTAAAGTTAAACTTAATAAAGATCTATTTTCTAATTTTATTGGTTTTATAAAATTTATAGTTCCTACAGAGAAGCCTTGAGGCGCAGTATAAATTATTATTGCATGATCAAACATTAAGTTTGGCTCAATAGTACTTGCACTTCCAGTTATGCTAATAAGCCTAGCATCTGTATCAGGTTTATTAAAAACCTTCATTGCATTAGGGTTCTTACTAGATTGCCCTAAAATATTGTTGTTAGTTTGAAAAGATGGCATAGTTATTTATATTTAAGATTTTTATAATTAAGCTAAATTAAACCCCCCACTTCTAGGGTCTGGTTCTGTCCCTACATTAGTGTTATTAGCACTAATTGGTTCTTCTTGGTCAATAACTGGAAAAGTAGGATTAACTACAGGAACTACTTCAGTTGTAGGAATAACAGCTACTAAAGTTGGGTCTATTATAGGGTCTATAACTTCAATTATTTCAACAGGAGTAGGTTTAGGTGTTGGAATAGTTGGAAAAACAATTGTTTTTCCAGTAGGCGTAGGTATAGTAAGTAAATTTGTATGAAAGTTACTTGTATCTTTTATTTTGTTATGGAATCTTCTGCATAAATTTTTGTCTAATGCAGAACGTAAACACAACAATAAAGACTCATCTTCTCTAGGCGTTGAATTATCTGAATTTTCTAAATAATCTATTATACCAGATATAACTACGCTTTGAGCATACAGCCTATCTAATACTTTAGATGAGCCTAAAAATGGTTCTTTCATAGCAATATTATGATTAATATCACCTATTAGTAATTTACCGTTTTCAATTGTATTTACAAAATCGTCTGTGAATTTTAACAACATCCCCCTACTTTTTTATTATATAAACAAATTGAGCAAATTTGTCTAGAACTTTCTACAACGCATTGTGCCTCATGAAAAATTTCTTCATTAAACAATACATAAGCGCCTAAACGTTTTTGCATTAACTTCATATAAGCTAATATTTTTGAAGTATCAAAGTCTGGATTATCGCAACAAGAACATTGACATTTTAATTCTGATAAGATAGCTTCATTTAATTCAGCAGTTACTAAATGTTGTGTTTCTATATAATAACATTTATTACTAGCTAAAACACTATCATAATGCTTAATAAATTCTAACCAATCTGCAAAGCTTACTTCAGCAGACCAATGTGCAGGATCTGGAATAAGCCAAACAGTAGTTGTAGGCACTTTTGGATCTTGTACTAAACTAACACCAAGGCCAGTTACATTTTTATAAAACTTATTATTATGATATACTATATCTCCTTTTGAAGGTAAATTTGTAGTTGTAAAATTATAAGATGACCATGTTCTACATGCAATAACATAACTTGTGTACCAACCATCTGTGTATATTCTATTGTTCTCTACATTAGAAGGTAAGAAAGAGGTTAGAGTAGGTACTCTATAAAATGCAGTATATGGTGATTGTGAACCAGGTGTAATATTACCTCCTGAAGTTAAAAATTGTTTAACAACAGTAAAGCCTTGACTATAATCATAAGGTTGATTTGCATAGTCTGCTATATTTGTAAACTCTTTAAACTCTGGATTGTAATTAAAATCAGCTGGTGTATATTTCCATTCATTTGAATTAGCGTAACCAGGAATATAATTTGCATCTAATTCTGAATTAGACTCTATTAAAACCGTTTCTAACATTTGCCCAGTTTCACAATTCTTACCATTATAAGTTAAAAATGTTTTCTTGACAATACCAGAACCATTAAGCGTATAAGCAAATTTATGTGGTAAAAAATTATAATCTAAGTTATAATCTACTAAAGTTAATGCTCGATCTTCTTGAGACCAAACTAAACTTACGTTTTCTATACCAGAGTCTACACGAAAAACTGGGTCTTTCATAGCCCCACTTGTGGCTACAGATTCAACTACACGAATATCCATTTTTTAATCCTTATAATTTTTAATAAATTCTTCTACTCCTTCTATTCCACCAAAATATGTCAGCCATCTTTCTTTATAGATCTGATGTTCATTAACAATCACTAAAGTTTTAGGGTCTAAATATATTTTAAATTTTCTCATTATATATTATTCCTAACTTCTTTAGCATTACCTGCTGTTTGTTCTGCATATAATTGCTCTCTTTCTAACTGTACAATTTTGCTGTCTTTTACAGCTTCGTTTTCAGCTATTTCTTTTTCAAGATCTACTTGTTCTTGTGATATTTCAATACGTTTATCTTCTCGTTGATAACGGAATTCTAACTCTTTGTTTTTGTATTCTCGGTCTACTTTTTCTAATTGTTCTTTTTCTTGAGTAGTTTTTTCCAATTGTTTTTGTAGTTGTTTTTGAGCTTCTGAAAGTTGTTGTAATTGTTGTTGTAATTTTCCAATAGTGTCGTTTTCTTGTTTTTTAAGCTCCATGCTTTCATCTAACAATTTAACTGCTTCTGTTGTAGAATCTGTCAACATTAATTTAATTAATACATCATCACTTACAGTTCCTTTACCAGCTAACTGAGGTGCTATTGCATTTAATTTTTCTAACTTTATAGTCTCTTTGCTAGTGTTATTAATATGTATATTAAAATCACTAAATCTAAAATTTTCTGGTTGTACATTAAATAATACAGTTCTGTGCCCTACAATATAAGATCCACGTTTACCGTCTTTATAAGATATTTTTGCTAAATTTGTTAAATCTGTTAACATATTTTTTCTAGACAAAAACACAGATTCAAACATGTCCTTTGTAATTAAAGATGTTTGTTTAATACCAGTTCTTACGTTGCTCACTGCATCTCTTTGTTCAGCTGCTTGATACATATAACGGTTTACACCTGTAACAATATCTGCTTGCTTTTCTAAAGCTTCTAACACTAAATTTAAAGAGTTGATAACATTGCCATCTAAAGAACCACGGAATTCTCCATAATGTGAAAACAAGTTTGCTCCTTCTTCTGTAGGATCATAAATTTCTAAACCTTGTTTACGGAATGCAATAAACTTTAAGATTCTTTCCATGAAATCTTGGCCTAATACTTTTGGTATAGCTGCTAAATTTACACGAGAACCATCTACTCCAGAGTTAGCTATAAGGTTATCTCTAAAGAAAGTAATAATGTCATAAGAATCTTGTATATGTTTTAGAGATAAAGCTAATGAATAAGGTTTTGAATTTCTATCATTATATACACATCCATTGTAGGATAATGTAGTTTTATAAGGAGCAGCAATACTTCTTGCTTGATTCTTACTTTTACCTAAATTTAAGTAAATATCCCAACCAACTCTAATACCTTCGTAACGATCTAATCTGTAAACTTTATTTTTTACTTCTCCATTACCTGCGGCTTTACCTAAGTGACTATCAGGAACTAAACTATCTTTCCAATATGCTTTAGGAGAAATATGCGTAACTACTTCTAGTTTTGCTCTATCTGCCTCATCTATTATTAATTCATTATTTGCTAACCATTCTACATGGTAAATAGGTAAAGTATCCCAAGTACTATTTGTATGTTGGTCATATACTGCATCTTGTAAGTTATACATGTGGTCCAATTGTCTAGGATCACGTATACGATTTACTGCTGTATTTCTAGCCATACCGTATAATGCTGTTTTTTGTTCTTCTGTCATTACATGTCCCCAACGATTTAAAATCTCGTTACGTTTCATATAAGTTCTATGAACTACTGCCATTACATGAGGATCATTTCCTTCTGACATAAATTGATGCGCGGTATTCTTACTAAAGAATAAATTTTCTGGTTTACAAATTTCTAATTTTGGATCTCCAGTTTCGTAATCTAAGTAAGTTCTATAATACGCTTCTCCAGTTAACAAAAAATCTAATAAAAATTGTTTTGCTTTTTGTCTAATATTTATAGTAGCATCTTGTTCAAAAAATCTAATTAATGCTTGAATAGCAATTTCAAATTCAGATATAAAACTTTCATTTAAAGACTTATCTAATTTAGATAAAAAATCAGCAGCAAATACATCTTTAGTTGTTTCTTTTCCTTGTTGGGTTAAAACTTTGTTTTCATTAGTAAAGCTTTCTACTTTAGCCATAACTCTTTTAGAAAACTCTTTTCTTTTTTGTTCTTCTATTTGAGTAATAGTAGGAGCATCGTTTATAGAAACATGATAATGGTATTCTTCATCAAGAAAAATACCAATTAATACATCAATACGAGTTTTAATTAAAGGAGTCATTTTGATGGATAAAGGAGTTTCTATTCCAAAAGTTTCCTCTAAATATCTAAATTCATCTTTACTTCTAACGCCGTCGTATAAATTTCTTGCTTGTTTAATATGAGCTTTTTCTCTCACTAAAGCAGCAATATAGAAGTCAATCGTATGGCTTAAATAATTAAAACCTGATTTTTCTTCTTCAGATACCGCGGTATCTTCAACATTATAGTAACGACCTAAACTACTCATTATTTAATACTATATAAAATATCTAAACTATGTACTGTTTTTAGTTTTAAATTATTTTCGTTAACAATTAAGTTACCGCAATAAGGCTCAAATGCTACAATAGTTCCTGGTTTAAATTGTTGTGCATTTTTAGCACATTTAATAACCACACCTTTTTGTGTTATTGCATCTCTTGGATCTTCTTTGGTATCATCATATATACCGTCATTTACCAAGTTTTCACCTATAATTTTAACTAAAATTCGTTCTCCTGTTGGGTCTATTGTTTGTTCTGTCATGTCTTCAAAATTAGAATTTACTATTGCTACAATGTCACTACCTCTTATTACTTTAGAGTAGCTATCTTTAGTTTCTGTTACAAAACCTGCAAATTGTGAAAAGATTATATTTTTGTTTTCTTCAACTTCTGCGCATTGATCCGGATCTTTTGCTCTTGGCCCAAAGGTTAAAGCTTTCCCGTAATAATACTCAATATTAGTTTTTGTAGCTAATTGTTGAGGTCCAGAATAAATATTATCTTTTACTTTTTCTAATTCAGTGACTTCTGCTAAAACATAATAGTTTTCAGGAGTTACCTTATCTTTTGTTATTTCCATATTTACATATTTTTAATTCGTAATATTATAAAAATGTAATATATAATCAAGGGAAATATTAGTCGTACATATAAAGTGGATTTTTAGGATCGGACATATCTATCCACCTTACTCCACCATGTTCTAGGAATGATTTGCTCATAGACTTTTCTAGTTCTTTTTTGCCGTCACTTTTATCAGGAATTACTCCATATTTTTTATTGCCGGTTTCTGGGTCAGTATAATAACCAAATAATTTAAATTGATCACTAACAGCTTCTCTTGGTTTAGCTACAGTACCCATGAGATCTTCATCTGAAAGCTCACAAAGCCCCATAGCTATGACAAGGTCAAATTTAGTTCTATCTTCACGGTTGTAATCTTGTAAATGTTCTAAAACATCTTTAAAGAATATAGTGTCGTAAAAATCATCTATATAAGCTTTTATTTTTTGATCTTGGTGATCTATAATAGGCCCGCCTGCAGTAGTACCTATAAGGTGTGTTTGTCTATTAGGATCTGCATTTTGTAAATTAATTGTAGGTCTCTTTTTTAACAAGTGATAAAATCCTTTGTCACGAAAATGACCAACTATACCAATTTTAGTATACTCAATATTCACTTCTGAATTGTAATAATAAGCCAACTTTAAAGCATTATCCCAGTCATCTCTTACATCTACAGATCTTTTTTTGTATTTTGCTACATAAATATTTGATGATGTTCTAAAATAACCTTTATCTAATATACGTTTTTTTACAAGTATAGCTAATTCGGATCCTTTTTTATTATCTTTTGCATAAGCAGAATCGCCTGTACCTTGGTCAATACTATCGCATCCTGCAACATATAAATTTGGTAATGGTATTTTTTCATCCTCATTTGCAAGTTCAGAAAACCAATGCGGGTGCTCTAAAATTTCTATATCTCCAAGAGGACTAGGGTCCCAATCTACACCTACAATTTTACCATTCTCTGCTCTCTTCCATTTAAGAAAGCCTTTTTCTGGTTTACGTATATCTGGATTCATGTCTAGATTAATACGTTGCGTTGCAATTTTATCCTGATCAAATATATTAGAGCCTTTACGTATAAATACCTCTTTAATATTCATAGGATATTCCTGCAATAAACCCATGTAACTTTCAGGGTCACTTTTAGCAGCTTCCCTTTCTTGCATTACTTCTTTAGTAGCTAAAGTTACATCTGGACAACCTGTTACTTCCCATGTACCTGCACGTTTAATATGTGTAGGGCAAAAGAAACCTGATTTAATTCCAAAATCATTTGTAGCTAAAATTTCATGGGCGTCTGGATTACAAAATATGCCTTCAGCTTCATCATTTTCTACAGTACCACCTGTACCAGAATAATATACTTGGCATTTTTTGATACTACCCATTACATACCAAGAACCTCGACTTTCTCTTTTACAAGCTCCAAGAGATCCTTTTTGATGTGACGGCGGAAATGCTGCAAACTCTTCTACTAATTGTTTACTAGGACGTTTACCCCTTGTTTTACCTGGGTTTTTACCGTATATAATTTTTTCAAAACGGCTAAGTATACCTCTATCTTCTGGTGTTCCGTCTGGAAGTTCTACGCGCTCACCTGAATATTTAGTCTCAGATGAATTAGTAATTAATTTTAATTTTAAAGCTCTATGTAAAGTTTCAATAGCGTTTAAACCAGCTTCAATTTTATTCCAAGCTTCGTTTGTAGTTTCTTCGTTTGTGGAAGATACTAATGTTAAACTATTAGGCACTAATCTAAATTCACGGTCAAGAATATTGTTAATCATATATGATTTACCAACACCCCGGCCACCCATAATAGCTGAATCTTTATTATTTAAGTATGCTTTCCAACAGTAATCAAAATAATATCTGTCTATATTGCTGTATTGTGGATGCGAAACTATAAAGTCTTCAGTAGGTTGCCCAAACTTATCGTATACAGGCACTGGAAACACAAATATATTTAACCAATAAACAAAATAAGGGTTATAATATTCTCCATCAATCCAAACTCCACGGTAACAAAAGTTAATAAGGGGCCTGTACCAATCTTCCATATCCATACTATCTGGGTGATAATTTGGTATTTCTCTCCAGGCTATAAGTTCTTTAGGTATGGGTCTATATACAAGATAATCAATTAGTTTTATTTCTTCTTCACCTGTAGCAACACCAGTTAATCTTTTAGGGGCTTCAGTTACATTGAATTCTCCATTCCATATTTGACCTTGCTCATCAGTACGTAAAAATTCTAAAGAAAAAGGATCATATTTGTTTTTAACCCCATGCATATGAGGTATTTTATTTTGATCTACTTTCTTTAATTTTTTAATACTACTCATCTTCTGGTCTTTGGATTAATCCACCACGTTCTAGCAATGAAGATCCTTTACCGCCGCGCACACGACCAGTATTTTCCATTTTCTTAGCAGCATTCATAACGCTTAATTTTAACGTCATTAAAGCGCCTATATTAGTTGCTAATTTAGAAAGTATACCTTCATTAGAGGCAAAAGAAACTTCGCCATTATCTTTTTGATTTCTAACAATTTCAATTTCTGTTGTTTCTAATACTGTTCTGGCCTCATCTATTTTTTTATCAATAGCTAATACAGCTCTTTCAGCAGAAGTCTCATTAAAAAAATTGTAAGCAGCAATACCAGCATCTATAAGATCTTGTTCGTCAGAAGTAAATTTATCTTTTTTACCCGCAAAAGCACGCATAAGAGCTTGCTCAGGTTTTTGTCGAAAATCAATATCGCGCATAAAATTATCATCTGTTAAATCGCAACAAAAGAAAATATATAATAACATGCGGTTTGCTAGATCCTCATCTTTCTTTTTCTTGCCATAAGCAAGTATAGTAGAAAATTCTTCTAAAAGAACTACGCTAGGATCCATACAAACTTTAGAGTTGTGTACGGTAAATTTTAGCATAATATTAATTTTTTATTGGAATAATCTCTAAATCTTTAGTGTTGAAAGTTTTTTCTTGGTATAGTCCATCTTTAGTAAACCAACAACATGTTACTCCAAGAAGCATAGCTTGGCTTCTTTTTTCTCCAGTTGCAGTTATAGGTTTAGCTTTAGGTATACGTAAAACCAGCATGTGCGGTTTATATAATAGATCTTGCTTTAATGTGACAATATCACCAGCATGAAAATAAACGAAATTTGACATATTATCTTATTTAAATTTTGCAGTAATATAGAGTAATTTTTTAAAACCTTAAAGTGCTATCTTTTGCCATACAAAACTCCCCCATTTTTAAACTGCTTAATACCATAATGCGGTAACATAACAGTATTATCTTTTAAAATAAAAGGCCTTTGTATATTTTTTGGTATTATTCCTCTTTTTATTTGCTCATCTATTTCTGTATTTAAATATTTAGCAATTTCTCCGCGGGAATAATTTTGTTCATTTAAAAATCCTAAACTGTTCATAGGTTTATAACCTAAAAAATAAGGTTCGCCATTTGTGTATTTAAAAACGTCTTTTAATTGAGGTAAATATGAACTATGTGAAGTATTTAAACTTCCTGTAAAAACTGTGCCGGGTATAATTTGTTTACTTTTTTTAGCTTCTGCTACTCTTTCAAGGACTTTAGCTTTAGAACTGTTAGTTAAACCCAAATAAGGCACTGTTTGCTCAACTGTACCTGAATAAGTAGGATAGTTAGAAAACATATTACTAATTAAAGTTTTTGCGGTATTTTTAGTTCTTTCACTTTTATCAGGTGTAACTAAAAATTCAACTCCTCCATGAGTATCATAATCATTAACATCTTCTAATAAATGTCTTATTGTATTATCTCTTCTTACACTACTTAAACCTCTTGCGTCTAAAATACTATTTCCCAAGTCGCGTATGCTTTCTCTATGTTGAATTGCCCTAGCTCTTTCCATAATTGAATTTCTTCTTGCACTAGCATCATTAATTTCATCTATTTGTAAAGAAGAAGGTTTTCCAGTAATTTGTGCTTGGTAATCAACATGTTTAATTGCTTCTGATTTTGGCATACCAAATATTTTTTCAAAATGTTCATCTGATAAATTTTGATCAATTCCATACTTATATCTATCAGCTAAACTTTTTTCTAAAGCTCCCATTCTGCTTATTTCTTGCACTTTTCTAAAGTCTTTTAGTTGAGCTTCAGACATTCTAGGCAAAGAATTTGGCGTAGGAATTCTATTAAAAGTACCCATTACTTCTTTCAAGTTTTTAGCTTGTGACATAGTGCCCATTGCTTGTAGCCTAGGAGAATTATTTATAATTTTTGCAATTTTTGCCCCAGACTGTGTGTTAATCATTGGTCCACCTATAGCTAATCCTGCTGCGTTAGTAAGAAATTCCCCGTAACCAGATGCATAATTTCCATTACTAACTTCATTGCCTGAATGTAATCCCCAAGCCCCTGGGTTAAACATTTTAAATACATTATTTGTAGCTATACCTCCTTCAGGTTGACTAGTAGCTTTTAAATATTTGTTATAATTTGGAGACTCTGGATCAAGCCCGTCAGACATACCTGGTATGTAAGCTTGCTTGCCCATTAATAAATTTGTTGTCATTAATAAAGGTTCAGATAATGCTGCTTTAGTTCTATCGGCTGCTTTATCTAAAAAACTAGATTCATTGTATTTATCCCAACGTTCTTTTTCAAAAGCAACTTGAGCTTTTTTAGCTTCTTTTTCTGCTTGTAGTTTATCTTTCCAAGCTTGGATCTTTGCTAAACGCTGTGCTTCTAACTTAGCTTTATACTCAGGGCTATTTCTATAATTAACTTCTCTTTTTGCTTGCACAGCTTGTTTAGGAGCTGTTGCAGCCTTATTAGTAGTTTCACTAGGTATAGCTTTACTATTAGGCAATTCTAGCTTTTTAAATTGATCTCCGTTTTGATATTTTTTTAAAAGCATTTTACTTTCTATATAATAGTGATTTCATAGTAGGCTTTAATAACGGCGGTGAAATTGTTGCCTGCTGTAAAGGATTAATACCAAAATTTTCATAATCTTCCAGGATATTTTTAGTATATTGATCCTTTCCTTGAGCATCCCCTGTTTTAAGCTTTTTAAGCCCCCGCCAGCCGTAAGCCATTTGTTGTTCCCAAGGCATGTTTTCAATGTTACCTTTAGTGTAATACCCTTCGTGTTCTACAGTATTTCTACCACGCCACCAGTTTCCTAATCTTGTTTTTATAGAAGGGTCATTAGACTCTATATATTCTTTGCGTTTTAAACCTTCTTTATAAGCTGCAGGAGCAGTTTGAGATAATTCTGCTAAATGATATATTGTAGCAATAGCAGATTTAGAGGGGTCATTTAAATCTTTAGAATCTTTAATATCATACTTATCTGATAAATAAGATCTTAATTTTGGATCAATTTGATCTAAGCTTAGTTGAGTTATACCTTGTGATTTAGTAAAATTTTTGTCTACCCAACCAGATAACCCAGATACTCCTCTACCACCTTTACTTTCATTAAGGGCCAAGGAAGAAGCTAAATTAGCTAATTTAGTATAATCTTCAGTGTTTAATCTTAAATCTGTTGCTATTTGAGGTCCATATTGATGCAGTGTTTGCATAAAAGAAGACATTTTACCTTCATCAAATTGACCGTCTGGTCCAGCAAAACTAGCATGTTTTTTCATGTGTTCATAATATTTTGGAGAATTATAATTTACATTATAAAATTCCAAAGTATTTAAATCCATTGGTTTTTCTTTTTCTTCCTTGTTAACCCCTTCTTTTTTTATAAGTGGTACAGGAGTTTTAAATTCTTCTTTTTTAGCTTCTAAAAATGATGTAATATTATCTTGATCTAAACCAATATATTCCTTTGGTGTAAATACAGTTTGTATATGGTAATTTTTCCATTCTTTTTCTGCTTCTCCTCTTCTATACAATTGTTTATTGTATCCATCCATAAGTAAAGGCTCACCATTAGTGTCATAACCATAAACTATTAGTGTGTGGCTTGATGGTTTAAACCCTTTAGTTGCAGAATAACTTCCCTCATGTGGAGAATTATCAGTACCAAATAATACAAAACTACCTACAGGTAATTTAGTGTTAAACACTTCGTCTAACTTCTTTTTATCATGTTCTATTTCATTATAGTGTATTACAGCTCCATTTTCAGAAGCAATACCTGCATTATGCCAAGAACTATTTGCGCCTTGTTTAAGTACTTGAGAAGGTTTATCTTTAAATCCCCCTGCATTTTCTATGTTTGCTAATATAGTGTAATAATTAGGTCTCTCTAAAGTTTGTAAAGGAATCATCATATTTCTACAAGCATCACCAGCGCATTGTTTTGCGTCACTAGGAAATACTCGCACATCTTTACTATTATTTAAAGCTACTCTTTCTTCTTGTGTAAGAACTGGCTTATAAGCAGATAATGCAGAAAATCTGTCCCCCCTTTGGTATTTACGTAAAATCATGTTACAAATGTTTATTAATAAATTCAACTGACCATTTATTTCTTTCTGTCAAAGGAGTTTCTACACCATCAATAGTTGCAACTCTTCCAGATTCTTTTGCCGCAGCCTTTTTATCCCCTGTTATAACAGCAGGTACAAACTTTTGAAACTTGTCATAAAATCCAGGACCCATGTTAAAAGTATAATCTGTAAATAAAACTTGTTTAGCCTCTGGTAATTGATCCCAAGTTACTCCAAGTTTTTTAGCATGGGCTGAATCATTAAAATAACTCTCCGCAAGAGTTTTGTGTTTAACTAAATCTCCTTTTAGTAATTGTACGGCTTGATCGTAAGTAATACCATGTTTGAATTTTTCATATTCTCCTGGTAATAAATCGTGACCAAATCCTATAGTCTTTCCTTTATTTTCTAGATGATAAAAGTCTTTTTTATGATTTTCTAGACCTTGTATTTCGTCAAAATAGCTTTTATATATTGGACTTGTTTCTAATTTTGTTTTAGAATACAATAAAGAAGGCCCTTTGCCCTCAGTTATTTTTTCTACCTTACCATAAGTTTCATCTTTGTGATTACCACTAGTATAAGATTTTTTCATCCATCTATCGCCATTTTTGTTTTGTACAATAGTAGTAGTTAAGCCTTCAGCTTCACCGTCATTCATTACAAATGTATTAGTTCCATTTTTAGAATGGTGATAAGTTCCGTTTTTAGGGTATTTTTTTAATAACATAACTTTAAATTTTATATACCGTATTTACTCCATTTTTCATCTAAGCCCTCATTGTCATTAAACAATGCAGCCCTTCTAGCAGAAGTATAACCAAAGTTTTCCTCTTTTACAGTTTCTTTTGGAATCTGAGGACTTTTCTTTTGATCGTAAAATACTTCAAAATTATCTTCTCTATCGTGTAAGTCTTCTAAATTCATATTTTAATGTTTCCATTTAGAGGCATGATTTATAATACCAGAACAAACTGCCATGATAACATCATTATCAAAATCAGATTTTAATTGGTTTACTGCCATGCAAATAAATTGTATATTATCTAAAGTATAACCTTTTGAGGGAATTATTTGATCTAAACTTAAATTAAACGGGGACCTGCCATTACGCATGTTTACAGTCATGTCAATATTTGATATTGCACATTTTCCATTTTGTTTATTAAATAACAATAGTAAATTTTCTTACGTTAAATCAAATGGTAAATTTTTCATTGTCGCACGTCTTTTTGCACCATTTAATCTTTCAGCCAACAAATGCATTAACCTAGAATCAAAATCTTTATCACGTAAAATATTATTTCTTACTTTTTGCTTACAGCAGTTACACCTAGTATCATGGTTTTTTCTTGGTGCGTTATTTCTATTTTGTGTAAAATTGTCTAATGTTTTGTATTCTTTGCAAACCCTACATATTAACAGACCGTCTTTAAAATTTTCATTTTCTTTTTCCTTAAGTCTTTCATCTGCTATACATGTTTTACATATATGTCTTTTATTTACATATCTTGACTTAGATATATTTTCACTATTAAGTAGTACATTACATTTTACACAAAATTTTTCTTTACTTGCCATGACTCCACTTTTTTGAGTTAGCTGCAAACACTGCCTTTTTTACCATCTTGCTACTATAATTTTCTTTATTAGCTAAAACTTGACTGGCAAAAGCTTGCACACTTTTACTATGCTTAGTTGCAGCTGCTGTAAAGGTACCCTTTTTATTTTTATCTATATGGATAGATCCACCTTTTCCGTAAAATTTTGTATTATCTGTACTGCATTCATGGCAAATATACATATCATTTCCGCCATCTTCTCTAGGCCAACTATGATTGCATTTTGGATTATGGCATTCTATTCTAGATTTAAGTGCACCACCTTTTTTATACAATAACATACCTCCCTTTTTATTTTTCTTTAGTTCATAAGGGTCTACAAATTTATTGTGGTAAGGGTGATATTCTCCATACCCATCTGGAACTTTATGATAAAAAGAATTGTCAATTATAGCATTACGTTTATTAGTATAAGTTTTATCTGATAGCCCTAAATTTACACCTACTGCATTATTATAAATATCTTCTCCTGCCTCTTTTAATTTAATGCCCCACGGACGTTTATCCTCAAATAAAGTTGTAGCTTCATGAGCCACCCCTAGTGCATTTGCAACTACCCAACTATTGGCTTTATTTACAACATCTGGAAAAGGTATAGCTCCATTACGCGCATTTTTTAATAATTCTTCAGCTGTGTATCTACCTGCAGACATATGTCTAACATTGTCTAAACCATCTTCACCTTTAGGTGTAACTTTAGACATAAATTCCATAGCTCTTTTTTGCGGCGAGCCTAATTTTTTATCTACCTTTTCTTCAAAAGTTGGGTATTCACTTGTTTTTTCGTAATATTTACCGTCTTTAGTTTTAACTTGAGTTATAAGACCAAATTTAGTTTTGTAAACATTTGTTATAGTGCCGTTTTTATTTTTAACAGTTGTTAATTCACCAAGATCACCACCCTTATCATAAGATGGAGTAGTTGTAGGAAAAGTCCCGTGAGAATAATCTCCTAAATGCTTACGCAATTTATTTAAAATTTTTTCTACTGGTGTCATTACTTATTATTAATTACAGTTGTTATTTTATTTTGATAAAATTTACGTTGCTCCGGTGTTAACGGTTTATTTGATATTTTTTGATTTGTTTCTGGATCAATTTTTGTTGAAAAAAATACGTTATCAGTAGGTGTTGTATACATATAAGAAGTGTCCGAAGGCGTACCATCATTATAATGGTCAATTATTCTTGCATGACTAGAAAAGTTTTGCTTTGTGATAGCATTAGAATTATTTAATTGAGTATTTTGCATATTAAAATTATTAACTGCTTTTACTTCAGAATTATAAGCGGGTTTCATTTGTGGGTAAGTTGAAACCGGTTTTGGTTTTTTATATATAATCATAATTAAAAAGGTCTAGATCGTGGTGTAATTGTTGTTCCAGCTTGATCTTTTGTAGATTCAGGAATGCCTTGTGGTCTTGGTCTTGAATTTGACGGTGAAGGTTTTTTGTATAAAAGGTTTTTTACCCCAGCAAGATTAGACTTTAAAGTTACACTAGCACTAGGCATAACTCTTAAATTTGTGCCATAATCTCCAGCATTTCTAACCATATCATCCCCAGTACCAGTAAAGCCTGTACCAGAAATTCCTAAACCTGCTTGAGCCCCTAAACTTAAATTTTTAGACAGCATTCTTTCAAATCTAACATTTGCTCCTGTTTCTATTAAACTTCTAGTTCTACCGTCTGCGGTATATTGATTATTTAGATTAAGACCACCACCTTCAGCAATAGATCTACTAGTAGCTGTCATTCCTAAATAAGGACTAATGCTTAAACTAGTGTCTCCAGCACGTTTCATAGGTGATTTAAGCACATTAAAATTTAAACCTGCTTTAGCACTAAGTGCAGCACCTTGGTTACCATTGTAAGTAAGGTTTGTATTTACTTCATCAGATATAAATTTGTTTACTTTTCCAGCATTTGTAAGACCGATCCCAGCAGCTAAGCCTTTGTCATTGTATCCTAAATTACCTGTAAAACTATATTGGCCTGCTTTACCACCTTGATGGCCAGCCATTTTCCAACTTGGGCTAGTATATTGTATACTAGGAGTTGTAAGATTACCCGTTTGATCTACATTAGTACTTAATATTCCTTTTATATTGCCCATAATATTTTATTTTACGGCGTCTATCAGGCCAATTCTTTTACTAGGAAGATTTTTCAATCTTTCTAAGCGTGTTGCATAAGTGTCTGTAGTAGTAGTCAACCCCCTAGGATCAGAATTTACAGCTGCAGCTACATAAGCAGGAACAGTAAGACCATCTTTAGTCTTTACCATTTTTGATTCTTTCTTTGTATATAGTATCATTATATTTATCTTTTAATATAATTATTATTTCTAAATTGTGATGGAGTTTGCAATTGATTTTCTCCCTGCAATGATCGATTTTCTTCCGATATAATTTCTTGTTGTCTTCTAATTTGATCTAATCTTCTCTGTGTTTCTGCTTTAAATAATGCTAAATTGCCGCCGTTTAGAGTTGCAGAAGGAAGCCCTACTCCTATTCCTGAAGCTGGTGCTGCTGCGCCTAAATTATTTACACCTGTTGCCATTTCATTGCCTGTCATAGTCATAGGTATTCCGACTCCTATAGACGAAGCAGGAAATTTTTTAAGGGTAAGTGTGTCCCCTAATTGATATTTTTTACTATATAAAATCATGTTCTTAAGAATTATTATTCAAAGAATATCAAAATGTTTTGTAAGTGGAAAGGAAATTAATTTCTTGCAGTCATAGCCGCGCGGTACGCTAAAACCATACTATCTTTATTTTCCTCCTTTATCTGATCATCAAGAGCTGTATAATAGATGTCATCTGGCCCGTATTGATTATATATTTTTTGTAAATCTCTAATAGGATGCTTATCCTTTGCCAACATTTTATTATGCATACTTACACATATTTCATAATCTTCTGCTACATTAAGGTAGAAAAAGTTAGTGGCTATTGAGGATATACAATATATAGTATGCATAAAATTCAAAATCCGACGCCCCTGTTTCCAGGGACTACCTTGTCGGGTATATATCTTTGTGTATAATTCTATGCTATTATAAGAATAACTTTAGAAAAAGTAAGGAAAAATGTTTTTGTTTTGACCGTATTTTTCTATATTCATAAATGTAAATCCACTGCGACCCTTAGTAAAATTAAGTTGCACCCATTCTGAAGAGGGAGAAAATGCCGCATAATTGAAATAATGAAAATCATCAGATGTGCACATATCAAATAAACATTGGTGGCTATCACCTTTACTGATTTCTATGTATTTTGCTAAGCTGTAGATATTTTCGTTTTTCAAAAACTGATCTATTTTGTATATTTGCTTACTGTCTAACACAGGTTTAAACCCATATTTCATATGACGATCATCTTTACCATGCGTAATTACAAAACAATGGTCCCCTACTACGTAGTAAGACATAAATTTTTTGTGGTTAATTACTTCCACATTTCCGTGTTTTACATCTACTATATGTTTGAAGGCAGAATTAACAGTATAAGAAAAAGAAGAACTGTGATTGTCATTATTTATATTATTAAAAACTACGTATTTATAATGTTGTGAAAAAGTAGTAGCTAAATGTACTTTTATACGTAAGCCTAAATCAAAAGCCTCTTCATTAGTCATATTTTGCGGTAAATGATGCCCTCCTCTCGTAGTTAAAGAATTAAAACCGTCCATATAATCCCCTAATTCGTCCACATACAGAACGTCTGAACTCTTATATTCTAAAGTTTTGGCTACCATCGTATTAACACGCTTCCACAACATCTCTTCTCCCCATTCTTCAGCATACATAGCTAAACCTTTACGACTAGCATCCATACCTATGTGTACATCTGTAAAGATTAACCTATCAAAAGTTTCTACAGCAGGCTGTTCTACTTTTTCTACAGGTTCCATATTGTAGTCTTCTAATACTTTTGCAAATATCTCTTCTACATTTATTTCTTTAGTATCTGGACGAGCATTTATAGAAAAACTTTTGCCCTTGTGCCAGTAGTGAGACACACTGTCTATAGGTATACCTACTTCCAAACATTCTTTTTCCAAGGCTGCGTTATGTCGTTGTACTACGCGCCTTACAGCTGAATGTGCTGAGGCTAAACTAACATGTCCGTATTTATCTTGTATGATTCCGGCTGCAGCGTATTGAGATAGTTTTTGATTGTAGATAAGGTCTAGAACTTCCGCGGTTCTTTCTACATTTAGAATATTATTCCCTTTCATGTGTGAGATAATGGTGTACAAGTAGGGTACTAAAAGTATATGTAAATGTGGGGTAAATTCTTTATTAAATTTTTATATGGCGTAAAGATTCCGGAACTCTATTTTCTACTAATTTCCTACCTACGCCAAATATTTTTTCTAGGGCATCTTTAGGTTTCATAGTATAGGTAATATGTATTTGCGCATTCCATATATCTCCTCCCATCATACCGGTAGTTCGAAATTTTAAACCTTTAAAGACGTGTGGCTCTTCTACAAAACGTATAAATAAATTTCTAGGTATGTAAAGATAATGTACCCTTTCACCGATAGTAAACTTACTATCTACTTCATCAGCTGTAAGATCAAAATCACTCGCCTCTAATAACAAGTGGTGTTTATGTTCGTAAGATGTATACCCATAAGTATTGTCTTCTATTCTCTCTGTATATAATATCATAGTGTGAAGTTAAGTATAAAGAGTGTAAAAGTAGAGTAAAAACCCGCACTGTTTATATATAGGTACCTGTAAAAAGGCCCCCCATGTTGTAGAGAAAAATGTAAGTAGAAAAATGTAAGTTGTGGAGAAAAGGCCCCCGGTAGTTGAAAGATGTGAAAAGTTGTGAGAGTGGAGGGCTAATATACTCTGCTCCCCGCCTTGGGTTTGCCGGGGTTTTCCTTTGCGTGGCGGCGTTTTGCTGCTCGTTGGGGGGCCAGTTCTGGCTAGCCTGCCTAGGGGTGGGGTACGGGAAAGTGTTTGGCGTCAGTATTGTCGGCTGCTGTCGCTAGCCTCCTGTGCTCTGTCTTGCGTTTGGCTTGTCGGACTACCGTTGGTATAGTGTGCCTAATGACGTGGGCCTGGTTGAGCGTCACAACAACATGTAACAACCTTAGATGAGGGTATAGGTTAAATCATCATTATACACCATGAAAGATTTTAAAACAATCACCAGAGTAGGAATGCAAGAAGCATTCTTACCAGTGACAATGACTGGTATTACAGCTATTAGATTTTGCTACTCTCACGATTATGGGAGTACCTACTTCCATAGTATGGATGTAGTTACAAACAATAATCAGTACATAAGAGTGAATTTTAACGGGAAATTATATAACCCATACAAGTTTGATTCAGAACTGGAACAAATAATCCCTGCAGGTAGAGGATTGAAGTATATTAAGTCTCAGCATGAAATGTTCTGCGAAGAAGTAAAATAATTTTAACCCAGAGCTGTGTGGGAAATACAAGGCACAATAGCTTAGTGAAAGCCTTGATTATTAAAAACAAACACCATGAAAACAACTAATTTAATTAGAGAGAGATATGCTACAGTCAGCGGCATCTTTCCTTTGGTCGTAGTGTGCGGAAGTACAGCACTTTACTATCATCAAGGATTACCTAAGATGGGTAATGACCTTGACTGTATAATACCAGATGAACAGATTTTAGAGGTTTGTTCACGTATTATAAAAAGTGTAGGTGGCAAGATCATTCATGACTTTACCACTGATAGAGGTAAGTTTGATTTACGCAGATCATTTCGTTTACCTAATGGCTATAAAGTAGAATTCTTTATAGATCCAGTAGAGGGTAAAAGAAATCCATTTACAGGTTTAGAATTTTGTAGCCAAGCTAACATCTGGGCTGCTAGAGAATACTACTCTAAAAAGCTAGGAAGTAGTAAATACCAAGACCAGATAATATGGGCTAAGGTACAACAGGTTGCTGCTATGTCACCTGAAAGATATCAGGTTGGTGCTGTGTATGTTGTAGATGACATGCAGATTAGTGGCCACAATCACCATAGGTCATACTGTGGCCATGCAGAAATTACAGCAATTAGACGCTACGAGAAGAAAACATTTCGTAAAGCTCGTGGAGGTAAGATGTACTGTACACTATCACCATGTACGAACTGCGCTAAAGAGTTAGAAGCTCGCAACATAGAAGCTGTGTATCAACAAGTTTATACAGGTAAATTATAATTAAAAACAGGGGATGCGCATCTGTAACGCATATATTTATTTACAATTAAAACAAAAAACACCATGAAAACAAAAACTTTAAACTTAACAAGAAACGGTGAAAATATAGCAACTAATTTAAATGCTATAATAGCTTTAGTAAAAAGCCCTGACTTTAATACAAGAAGTTGGAGAGTTAAGAAAACTGATTACGGCACTGATTATGTTTACAGAGTAACAGCGGCTAATTCTGATGGTTATATTACCATTGAGTATACTATTAAAGACCTCATTTATGGTAAAGAATATGACTTTAGAAAAGAAAGCCATGTAATACCTGAAGATGTAGAACCGTACGAAATTGTTATTGCCATTAACCAAGATAAAGATGGTAAAATAGTAACTGAATCTATTTATGTAGACAAGTCAAAAGTTAGAGTAAACTGGGCCAGAGTAATGGGTTCAGAAGAAAGGTTTAACGGATGTGTTAAACATTTAGGTTATGTGGAGCCAGTAGTTATTGATAACACTACATCTATACCAGGTATAGATTCTACTGTTAAGCTAGGATTCTAATCTACAAACTAAAGCATGTCCGTCATAGTCGGGGTTGAGAAGTGCTGTAAACCAAACTGTTTATATAGTAAGCGTGAACTATATAATATACAGCGCATTATATTTAAAATTAAAAAAAAATGAAAACAATTGCAATTAGAAAAGATGAATTTTTAGATTTACTTTCTTTTCAAGAAGACACAAGTTTAATACCAGGTGAAATCCTAGAAATATTTGAAGTCATGGAAGCACATGATTATCAATCTGCATTTATAATAAGCAGGAGTTCTAAAGAAAGACCAATGAAAGTCCTGATATATGATTTCATAAAAATGATTTACAAAGAGTCAATTGAAGGGCTTTTAATTAATAAAGACAAGGAGGAAGTTGATTTGCCTACCCATTGGGTGGTGTTAGATGAGAATACTATACGACCAATGTAATGAGTAAGTATTACTCTGCAAAATTACCTAGTGGGCAGACGTTCACTAGGTATTGTGAAACTATGTGGGAATTCTGTGCCCATGTGAATAGTAAATTAGATAGTGGTTACAGAGCCACAATAGTTAAAAACAAAAAAATAAAAATAACAAAGTTATGTTGATTTACAAGACAATTACTCCTGAGGATATAGATATCCTTATGGAAGAGTATGGCATTATGGTAACGCCTACTGCATGTGTATTATCAAGTGAAGATCCAGATGTAGATCTATACGACCTTATGGTAGAAATAGGCCGCATTGGAAACAACGCAGATTACACAATAGAGTTTAATGATTTTGTTTTGTATGAGCACGGTAGTATGGACTATTACGTCATTCAAGACAACGGGTTGCATTACATTGCATGCGACATACATGATAACAGAGAACCAGAAATAAACTAAATAATGGAAGAGACTAAATTAATAAAGGCTGAGTTAAGATTAACTCGCCTTCAAAGAGAATTAAAAAGCGAGTTTAAAATAATCCAAGAAATGGAAGAAGTGCTAAGTAAACATTATGGCGACATGAATTTACAAGATTTTTTGGTTCAGCATAACCTCTTAAAGGAATTTTTAGAAGATCAAATCAAATTAGTAGAATCACTTAAATAATTAAATAATATGGAAAGACTGATTTACAATGGGTGTTATTACACTCATAAAACAAGTTATAGAACTCCATTTGGAGGTAATACTGTAACTTTTGAATTTCTAAAAATTGCATTGAAAACTGGTGTAATTGAAAAGATCAACCACAAAGAGTGGGATGATATGATAGAAAAAGTAGGTAATAAAATTGGGTTTGACAAACTAAATAATACAGCCTACAATTTAGTAAATGAGGGCGGGCTAGAGCCTAGTTGGTAATTAAAATTAAAATAAACACTATGAAAAAACAAGAAAAAAGAAAGCGCATCAACCAGGGTGTTGGTATGTTTGTAACTACTAAGGTAGCCGTGAAGATTAACCACTTTCCTCGCAAGAAAAAGAGAAAAGAAAATTACGAACCTCAAGAGTTTGTAATCAAAATAATCTCTAATAATATTAGAGACCGTCATAGAGATGGCGAAACACAAATAGCAAAATTAATGATTGAATTATAATTTAAAAACAAAAGCCATGAAAACTAAAAGAACTAAAAGAGAAGTAATTAACGTAAATGTAACCGTTAAAACTAAAAGAAACGTTGGGGATAGACCAAAACCTTGGGTACTTTCTTCATCTGTAGAAGATCAATTAATTCTAGACCAGGAGTATAACCGCATACTACTTAAAATAGATATGATGTTCTAAGCTATACTGATGAGGCCTTAATGGTCGAAACTAGAATTGCAAAATTAATGATTAATTTATAAGCCATGAGAAATATAATATTGAACCCAGAGGAAACTTTGAGGTTAGATTACGAGTATAATTGGAAGGATTTAGTAACCTTTGAAGATTATCTTTCAATAAAAGCACAACAAGAAGTGTTTGAAAGTAATCAAAAAGGTTATGAAGTAGCAGCTATACTGACGAGATCTTAATGATCGAAACCAACCTGTAATGGGTTGGTCTATAGCAAATTTGGGGGCCTCTGCGCGCGCAGTCTTCCCCCCGGCCTTGCTGTGTTTTGCCGGGACAGGGTGTCACGGTATGTATATTTAAAAGTTTAAAAAATGTTAGAATTAAGTCAAAACAGAGCATTTGCTCAAGTACCAGCAACATCAATCAAGTCTAAGAAACTTACTAGTGGTGACCGTATCAAGATCCTTGATGTTAAGTTACAGTCTGTAAGAGGTAAAGACGATGTGTTCAACGATGTGTTGATTTGTGAAGGACCAGAAGGTACGCTAAGTGTTCCATTGAGAGAGTATTTTAAATTCAAATTTAATGACTCTTCTATGTACACAAAAGAAGGTGTAGCTGAAGGTACGATTAAGATCCACACGGAGATTGAAATTGTTGAATCGAAAGACCGTACGGATAATGAAGGTGACGTTGTTTATCCTTCTAATGCGTACTTGGACTTCCAAAAAGTAATCAATCAAGAGATGGATTATGATTATGGGAAACTAAAGGCTTCAGGATTCAAACCTGGATTTGAGCCAGTACAGGATTACACAGTACGTGTAATCTAAGTATGAGTGAGGAGTACCTACGGGTATTCCTCATTTTTTTTTATACGGGGGTTGGTTGGCAGAGTGATAAGGCCGAACTCGTTAATTTTAAAATTTGCACCATGAAAACAATGAAATTTTACGAGCGTCAAGAACAGGATTTTCAACAACTGTTTGTAGCTCAATACCAGGATATCAAGAGTGATATTGTGGAAGATATCAAAGAAGTTGAAGCGGATATACTCATGGCTAATCTTGTAGAAGATTACATAGAATGTGTTAACTTAAATGGCGTGTTGGCCACGCTGAAATGCGTAAAAAGACAATACGAGGTTCTCATACAGAAGAATCTAAACTAATCATATGCCCTTAGTTACCAATGTAGTATGTGTTTTTCATATATGTTTTTTGGTTATTACTTTGTAACGTGCTACATCGAAGGCTGGTAACCTTCCCTAGGGGCTATGATTGAGTGGGTAGTAGTTGTAATATATTCCTTCTCCTAAAAGGTTAAAAGAATCTGATATGAGTCAGCAAACTTTTAACAGTTGATAGGGCGGTTTAAGTGATAGACTTCAAATGTATTACAACTCAGTGCGGAGGAAAAACATGGCCAGGTGAGGGTGAATCCTTTCCTGGTCACTATGCAGAAAATCCAGGGGTCTGATCAACTCAGGGTGTGCATGGCTAGTCAATAAGTCCATGTGAAGGGTAGTGTCGGGCTCAAGCTGGCATCGGGTGTTCAGCCTAGCAGGTAATGAAACGGTTGTCGTTGCAGTATCAGCGACTAGGTGTCTATGACTAATCCCATAGAATGGTGAACAAACTCTACGGCCAAGATACAAACGAGAGGGGCTGCTACTAGCTCAAACCTGTAGACGGAGTGCTGATGCCGAAACAAGACAGTATGATAGAGGGTATACGTGCCTCCGCGTAGTTTCAAGGCTACAATCAGGAGAGTAGATCTGGTAGATGGCCATCGTTTGTAAAACGTTCGCCTCGGGTTCGATTCTCGACTACCCACTATGCCTCTTATTTGAGGATTTTCGTGGTGGAAAAGTAAAGATGGGGGACACTGTAATGGTGTTCCTCATTTTTTTTTGTTCGCGACTGAGATAAAAGAGTGATATGTAAATTTAAAACTAAAATGTAAAATTATGGAACCAACACAAATGAGATTATCTTCTGCAAAGTTCAGAGGAATGACAGTAGGAGTAGTAGAGAACGCTCACGGCGATGTATGCATCTACAACCCCTTCACAAAGGATAATATGCACGTTAGCAACCTGTTAAGATGGGATGGTAATGAGCCTATAATAGTAGATCCGTATCTTTTAGAAGTAGAAGAGGCTATAAGTATACTATGTAGTAACCCTATACTAGATTTTAATGTACAAGATCTTGAGTATAGAGGAACTTTTGAAGAAATAGAGTTTCATAATGCTACTACTAAAGATATGGTAGAAGAAATTCGTATGAAAGACCATGCTATGGGTTTTTTACAGCATATCTGGAATTTAGGTACAGGTGACGCCGATATAGACTTAGATGCTGAGTACGCTGAATATGTAAACTCCAAGTAAAATGCATGAAGTACTACTAATATTAGTAATCTGCTTTATATGGGTAATAGGTGATAGTTTAGAATAGTATAATATTGTATATCAGGTATATAATATATGTTACTGAATGTAAAGGATAAGGTAAATGGTGTAAAGTATTGATATATAATATAATATAATATATTAATATATATATAATAAATACAGTGGCGGGGCGTTCTCTACTACTCCTACTGT